GCCACCGAGTTTGAAATGTTTTGCTCCTCCAGTTTCATCTTAGCGTCCTGCAACGCCTCATCAACCTCTCGGCTCGCAATCGTAGCCATTGGATTAGGGTTGCTTTGACGGTTGGAGATTTGGTAAAGTCGTGCCGCATACAAGGCAATGTAGTCGAACCACTCAGAAGGAATCGCGGAAACTGTGCCACCTGTTCCGTCTCCGTATTTGTCGCTGAGTGGCTTCTTGTAGGTTACATAAACGGTGTCTACATCTTGATCATGCAGAGTGATTCCTCGCGCAGTAACATGGTATTTAATCGGAGAGTATGGGTTTCCGTCCTGGATTAAATCGTAACGGTTGACTTGTAAAACAGTTCCGATTTCCGATACGTCCACGAGTAACGGCGCTGGTGCTGTTCCAGTGTTTGCCGCCCAACCGCTTGTCGGGGGCGTAGCACTTGAGTCTGTGATGTCATAGAGCACCGCGTCTGCTTGTGTTAGAATCTCCCACTTACTAGAGTTGTCCCACTCAATGTCATACAGTGCGGTAGTTCCATCGCTCTCATAGAGCGTATACTTAGCCTTGCTGTTTACTGTTCCGTTGCGAACATACAGACCATTTACGTCGGCTGTTCCCGCGCCGTAGACTTGAAAGCTGTCCTCGGTGAAGTCTACGTCTCCGCGAGTTACCGTCCTTGGCTCAGATACCACAAGAAAGCGTTCCCACCAAGAGGAAGCTCCGTAGGCTCTGCTTGCTGCAAGGTTTACGTTGCGCTGAAAAAAGATGGCCTCGTCGCCGTGAAAGGTGTTGCCACACATCGCCTCCGTGTGCAGCTTCAGGTTGTCGTATGTGTCGGTGCTAAGGCTCATTTAGTTTCCGTAGTTCATGGACGGTTCTGGGAGAAAAGTCTGTCCCATATATCGTTGATAGCACTTAATGAAGTCGCGGTCTGTGCGCCAATCTTCTCCATACTGAGCATCAAGCCATGCAGCTAGTCTCACTGGCATACTGCAAAGTAGGCGCATGTCGCCTTTGGTTTGCGCGTTAATGTCATAGGCATCCTTAGCACACTCAGCCAACTCGTATTCCATGTGCTTCTTAGCCTCATCAAATAGGTTATTCCAATACTGCTGAATGCCAAAGTTAAACTCGTCGCCATCGACATTTAGTTCTTTTTCCTTTTGAATAAACGCAACCATAAGATAAAAAAGGGGTGGAGGGGAAGGCCGAAACCCTCCCCTCCGTTGAGTGTTAGTTGTAGGACTCGGCGTAGACCGTGATGAGAACTTCACCAGCGGTTAGCTCGTCCAGGCTGTAATCAGTGCCAGTGGAGACGTTCGGAGTGAACAGAACGTCAACAGTGTCGTCGGCAGTATAAAGCTTGCCGCGAGCACCAGAGCCACCAACTACCAGTGCGCCAGTGTTGGCTACTGTGCTGATTTCAGTTTGATCAGTGTGAAGGGCAGCACTGGTGATGTATCCATTAGGATCAGCACCGTCGCCAACTTCAACATTAAGTTCGTCTCCCGAACCACTGTCATCGAAAGCAGTAATGAGTTTCACTCCAACGCTTGATACACGCTCGCCAGCAAGAACTGGGATTGTGAAGGTTGCAGTGTCATTGTCTGCGTAGGTTCCGCCGTTTACGATATCCTGCCAGCGAACCGAGAGGGAACGCTTTACGAATACGGACTCATTGATTGACTCAAGAGTTGCGGGTTTGGTTGTTACTGTAACATTAGCCATAGTATTATATCTCCTTGGTTAATCGTTAAGCAATAGCATCCCAGTAGGCACAAGCCTTAGGATTCTTAATGCAAGGTGCGAAGTAACGCTTGAAGACAGCACGACGGCCACCACCAAGATCAGGGAGTTCCTTCTGAACAAGACCACCCATTTCCTTTACGGAGAAGTAGTCGCTGTCGATGAAGTAAGCCATGTCCTTGTTAGTTGTGTCGTAGAGAGTGTCAGCATTAAGCGTGACAAGCTCGACAGAACCATCTTGACCTTCATATAGGCGGATCTTGTTGACGATTGTTCCGTCTTGACCGTTGATATTAACAGTCGTGCGGTTGTCGTCAGAAGACTGGAGGCGCATTGTGTTAGCCGCAAATGCGTTGATCCATGTAGAACCACCGAAGATTTTCAGGTGCTTAGGCTCGCCACAGTTGTCGCGGATACTACGCAAAACAGTGTCAACATTGACTTCCGTTGGTGCTGTTCCAGAAACAAGCTGTGCTGCTGGAATCTGATAATCAGCTGGGAAGATGTTAGTTGTAGTGTTAAGCTGTGCGCCAAGACCTTCAGTTGTGCGTGTAGCACCGCTAATAGCCTTTGCCTGTGTGCCAAGGATGATTGCCTCGGTGTTACGATCCAACTCCTTGAGAGCCTTCATCGCAGAGCCAGCGTAGTTTGCGCCAGCAGCAGAGTCAGTCTTCTCTTGAACGTCAGTAACCTTGAATTTCTTCTGGGTAATACCGACGTAGTTAGAAACGCGAACCAAGTCCTCGTATTCATTGTCGAACGAAACCGCGTCTGCGCCTTCGGCAATCTGAGTAGTGTCTACGTCGTCAAACTTGTCGAGACTCCATTCAGGATTAGGGTTGTCTGTGCGCTCTTTTGTGGCGTTTGTCCACATAGGAGCATTTGCAGGGTCGATAAGGTAGACGCCCTGCTCCAAGTCCTCGCGGTTAGATACCGCTGAACCTGGATTAGTTAGGTCATATGAATTTGCTGATGCCATTGTATATTAGTTGTTTGTGATTAAGATTTAGGAGCGAATGCTCCACCTTGACTAAACAGTGATATTTCAATGTCTTTCTCGTTATATTCTCCTGAGACGATACGACTACGTGAATCCTGTATGTGCTTTGGTGCGCCGCGAACATTTGATGTTGGTGCTGCGGCAGACTTAGTGCCAATACTCTTAGGCTTCTTTAGTGGAATCTTTGTGCTTCGTGGAACCTGCTTCTTCAACGTATAGGCTACGCTGTGCGCGGCCATCTTCTGAATCTCAGCATACTGTCGTGGAGCAATCTGCTTAATGACCGCCATCTTGGGGTCATCTACGATCTTTTTCCATTCTTGATAGGCTTCGGATTCTTCGTTGGATAGGTCTGGAACATCTGTCGTAATTGACTTCATTACCTCCGAGGCGGAATAGCCACTTAGGTCTTTTAGTCGTTGACGTTGTTCTGGAACCTTATCAACAAGTCCTTCCCAGTAATCTCTCCACTGAACCAATGTGTCGCGGGAAACATCGTCTCCGTTGATTTCAAAATACTCATCTGTTTTGTTGAGCAGTTGATTGGCGTATTTAAGGGAGTTTCGCCATTCTGTAGACTTGTTATCTAAATCATCCAGGCTAGACAATTCCTTAAATTCCGTAGGTGTATTACTGATGCCGTCAAGACCTTCTCGGAGTTGAGCTTCTGCGGCTTCCCGCATCCGTTTTTCTTCTCCATACTTCTTTCTTAGCTCTCCAATAGCGTGACCTACTGAACCACCGAATAAGTCGGCAATCTTGATCCGCGCTTCTTTTGGAATAGACTCAGCATCGAAGTTGTCCCAGTCAGCATTTTCCCAGTCGATTTGAGAAAGAACATCTTCACCAGTTTCAGATTCTTCTACCGTTTCTTCTGTCACTTCCTCAGATTCTTCTTCGGTTGTTTCGTCTTCCGCCACTACTTCGGCTTCTTCCTCAACTTCCTCGACTTCTTCCTGAGCAGGTTCCTCAACCAATTTCTCGGCCAACGGTGTTTCATCTGTGCTAGTTGGGCGGCTTTGTCCTAGTGCAGCTAAAAAAGCTGATTCGTTCAAAGACCCGTCATCTGATATTACTGTGGGGCTATCAGAGCTGCCCTCTACTGTTTGATCTGTCATAATTTACAACCAATAACGCATGGTGTGGCGATAGTTGTATTATACAGAGTTCGCCAATTTTTATTCTGGCTCTACGTCAGAACTGTCTCTGGCTGGCAGTTTGAAGTCGTAAACTAGGTCATCCATAGCGACAATAGCACCGTTTACTTCAAAACGTGCGGAGTCGTTGCAGTTAGGTGTTTCCATATTTCGCTTCATGTCGGCAATGTAGCCTTCTCGCTTTGCAACGATTCCATCAATAAACGCAGCCCAGTAAAGGTCATGCGATTGAAAATACTTTAATGCTTGTTCGTATGTTATCTCGTTCATGCTTAGTTACTAATGTCTTGTGCGGGTGCGCCAAGTCGTCCCGTAACAGCGTTCTGTGCTTGCTGAATTTGGAACTGATACTGCTGAACATATGCTCCAAGAGCTTGAGCGTAGTTCGGATCAGACTGCATTCTGGCTTGGATACTTGGCTGTTGCGTATAGCCCTGAATATACTCCAGTGCTACATTTGCGCCTTGCGGTCGGGCATTCACGGTGTTGCCAGCGAAGATCATGGTCAAGTCTTCTGCTACATTCTTTTGAACATCAGCGGTTGCTTGCTCGGCTGGCTTCTCCATGCTTCCAGCGTATTGAGGCAAGTTCAGGTTAGCTAGAATGCGAAGCACCTTGCTGCGATCAAACACACCGTCTGTGTCGTTCTGGAGCAATGATAGTGCAAAGTTAGAAGACTCCTTGATGTAGGCAGGGTCTCCACGGCGAACATCGTAGAAGAACTTAATATCCATTTCCTCGTCCATTGGAGAACGATTGAACGTCTGGGGATCTGGACTATCCGTAACTCGGAAGTAAATGTCCTCACCGTCGTAGAACTTCTGGAACGCTTTGTAAGCTAGACGCATAATCTCAGAAACATGCACGAGCGCACGATTGATAAAATACTGTCTGCGAACCAAAGAGTTCTCCGAATCCTCGGACAGCCCCATGATTCTGTCTGCTTCTTCCTCTAGGAACTTCTCCATCTCTACCCCTTCGCGCATTGTCGAAGGAATGTCTAGTGTGCGGTATAGATTCTCCTCCCCGCGCCTAGTGGCAAAGTCTGCCCCTGCTCCCCATGTAGAAGCAGGACGACCAGCGGGGTGCGTTCGTGGCGGGTTAAGGTGCAGGCTTTGTTGGTCTACGAATGAATCCCGCGTTACCTTTGTCAACCGCTGATTGCCACGAAGCAAATCACCCATGTTTCGCTGGTCGTAAATGTTTTTGCTGTCGCGGGTCATTGTGGTGATTGCGATTGGCAATTCATCCCACCCGTTCAAAAGCTCAAAAATACCATACTGGTCGGTAGCCTTGCCCTTGCCTAGCGACAACTGCTTAGGACACCACACTGTTTGGTAATACCCCTTTGCGCCAGTCTTCTCGTCTACAAGCACCTGAATCGTCCGAACAACTTCAACAAGGTCTTGAGCGTCGCGGTTGCCAGCATTGAACAAAGTAGCAGTCTGATTAGCAACAAATGGGTTTCGATTGCCATACTGCCCCTCGATGTCTCCTTGGGTAACACCCATGTGCTTATCAATAATCTCCTCTACCCATTCCTTGTCCCACCCTTCTGCCGTCTGCGCGGCCTTGAGGCTTTGAATCGACATGAAGTGACGAACATGGACGCGATCTACGTCCTCAATGTCCATCGTGTAGGACGGGAAGATAATATCAGCCCGTGGGCACTTGGCCTCGATGATTGGACGATTTATGTCCTGTTTAACTACTGGAACCTCTGCAACTCCGTTCTTGCGTAGCTCTTTTAGTGCCTTCTTTATTTCCTTGGCGTTGGCAAACTCATACTGCTCTTGGAAAATAGCAATGACTTCTTCTTCCCTGTCCTCGTCCAAAAGCAATTCGGCTAGCTCTGGGTCTGCCTCTGCGACGATTTCGATATCAATCTTTTCGAGATGTGGTCTGTTTTGCTTTTGCCAGCCAATCCACGTAGCGGCAATGCCCTTCTCTAGCATATTGTTTAGAGACAACTCAATGTGGTCGTAGGCTCTAGGAATCCATGTGTCCAACATCCACCTAGAAAACACAGAGGCAGAAGCAGACCTCTCAACATCATTCCCGCCAATGGGGTTAGCCGTGATATTGCCATCACGAACCGCATTCATCATGTAAGCTATCAACGTGTTCGCTCTTACGTCGTAGACTGGAACCTCAACGTCAGACGCCCCAGGCCAAGGCATTGCATCTACGCCATGCTTCTTTAAGTCCAGCGATTTACCTGGCCACCAGTTTACACGCTGGTTGCGTGAGTCTCGGCACTGATCGGCGTAGCCAGAGTGGTTAGACTTGTCTAGCTCATAGATGTGAGAGATAGATTGAAGGTCTGGGGCGTCTTTGGCATACGCCAAGCCCTCAATAAGTTCGTTGGACATATACCGCTATTATACAGGATTCGCCAATTTTTTAGCCTTCTTCAATCCTTTGCCCACTCTTTGAGAGAGCGTCTGGTGGTGCGGGAAGCCACAAACCTCTACGATGTCAGCTTGCTCCATAGGTGGAATGCAGCCAAGCAACACGCCTCGGCGCAGGAGTTCCCACGCCAACCAAGCGTCAGCCGCTTCCTTCTGATCTTTATTAGTGCGCCCCATATCCCTTTGGCCATGCGACGTTTGCGAGTGATGCGTGTCGGTAGAATTTCTTATCATTGTATTCAATCCACTCCAGTTTAATGCTTGTGTTGAGAATCCGAACTGGATCAACAGAGGTTGGCACTAGAGCGTAGACGGTCTTGATTTGACCACCATCACGAATCTTGCACTCAACCTCGCGTCGCCCATGCTGGACGTAGCTGACGTAGCCCTCAACATATTGCGGCTCAACGGATTTCTCCATTTCTTTGCGTTCCAAAACGCCCTCTAGTTCGTCAAAGTAACAACGTAGAGCTTCTACCTCGTCGCTTGATAAATCCCCTCCGTCGTGGTCTGGATTCAGTTTTCGTCGCACCCGCCCGACCTGCATGGCCGTGACTTGATACTCGTTTGCTATATCTTTACATTTCATAATTAGTATTTCCAAATGGCTCTCCCAAGCATCGGTGACGACCTTGGTTCCCAAACGTCTGGTTCGCCAAGTATGTTAAAAATCCTCTTTGTATAGTTACTATTCTCTGCTAGTGATGCAGTGATGATGCGCTCGCCTTCCACAACTCGCAACCTGTCCCCGCTTTCTTGACCTAAAAACGGTAAAATCCGTAGACGTTTGCCGTTGGCAATTGCCACAGCGTCGTCCATGTTTTCTAGGAAATGATGAATTGTCATTAGTAGCCTCCCGTCTTGTAGGTTTGTTTAAAAGCATCTTGATCGTAATGCTCTGGCCCCTCACCAGCGTTCACCATTCGCAAATAGCGAAGGCAGTCGATAGGGTCTTTCAGTGCTTCGTCAAACTTGCCCTTGCGCTCGTAGGTTAGGATTGACTCAATCAAGTTTCCGCATGATGCGTGAATATAGACCCTTGGCTTGTTCGTTGCGTCAGGCTCAATGTTGTCGTTCCAGTCAAACCACTCGTCTAGCTCTCTAATCCCAATCTCCTCTTTGCGTCCGTCTGATGGGACGAAGTAGCAACCCTTGTCCGCAAACTGGTCAAATAAGTCCATAACGTCCTCGCCCTGCCTGTGTGAGTGAGCAAAGAATCTAGAGTCTCCCACGCGCTCAAACGGCTTCACGCCAATCTCGTCCTCAATCTCCTGGTAGAGGTCGATGTAGCCTTGAATGCCAAGCTGCTGCTTCTTAGTAGCAGGTCCAGGCTTCCAGCGCGGATCCCCAAACTCAGCCCATTCTCCGTAAACTTCCCTGTCTGGCCACTCCTTGCGGATGAAAACATTGCCATTCGAGTCTGCTGCACCCCAAAGCATGAAGTCGTTTCGGTTGTCGGCAGGGTCAACGATGTGCCACGTAGTAAACTTGGAAGCATCTGAAATATCAGGGAACTTCATGCCAATGCAATTCGGCTCGTCCTCTGTCATCACGTTCAGGTCTAGGCTAAACTTCGGGAATAAGGATGTTATAACGTCGCCAGGAATGCCGTGAAAGCGCACAAGCCTCTCCTTCAACGTCTTGTGACCATGAAGAATGATCATGTTGTCCTCACCAGCCCAAGGGTTATGCCCTGACGGAAAGTACACCATGCCGACGCCAGCCTTGTGGCCCTGATTGTTGCGCTTCTCGCGCACCCATTCAACCTCAGACGGTTCGTTCTTCTCTCTGTCGAATATCTTAGGGTTGGTCTTGATCTTCTCAACGACCATGCTCCCCTTGATTTTACCAGACACAAACGGGGTCATGTGGTTAATTGGAGTAAAGCCGTTAAACACAAATGAACCACGGCGCGGGAGACGGTAGGTGATTGTGTTATACATATCACCGTTCTCCAGATACTCGTCAAAGGCGCAACCCATGTTAATCTCACCCTCCCACGAGGGTATCACTAAGTCTAGGCCAGCGTAACTGAACTTAGATTCTGGTATGTTTATTAGGCCAGGTGTCCGACTGCCATACTCGTAGCCCTCGAACTTTGCCTTGTTTGACTCATACTGAGAATACGTGCCAAAATGAACCTGCCTAAACTCAGTCCCGTCTTCGTAGTCAAAGAACGCTCGGTTGTCGGTGTAGCCGTTGGCGGGAGAATACTTGAAGTAACCACCGCCTGTTGTCTTGTGCTGAGAGCCAAACTTAGCCCTCAGGTATTTGTCTACGAGCTTCTGCTGGATGTTGACGGAAGCCTTGTCGTCCTGAGAGAATAGCCAGATGATAGCACCTGGGTTGTGCTTCACCGCTAGGGAAGTCAACCATGCTAGACACTCGGATTTAGACGAACCGTTGCCCCCGAAAGCAAAGACCTCCATCCACTTATCAATCATATCCAGCACCTTGCGCCATGAAGGGAAGATGAACCCAGACTCTAGCGGGTTGTTGACCGCCTCCTGAATCGTGTCCTCTCTAGCCTTAATCCAGTCTGATACCTCCTTCAGCTTAGACTGATCCAGCTTGCCATCCACCATTACGTGCTTGACAATCTGCTCGTCCGACATTGGCGGCAGTAGCGGGTGCGGGGTTTGGTCGAATGAGTTTATTTGCTCTTTCCTTTCTTCTTGGTCGCCTCTGGCTTCTTGCCCTTGAATATGGAGTCATATAATTCATCGTCCATGCAAGCCTTATCGGACTCGGTGATACTGTCCATGAAGCGATCCGTAGCCTCGCCAAAAGTTTTGTCAGAAACACTACCCTGTTTTTCTGACAACTTCTTACCCTTAGACCAGTCAATTTCGTCGTAGTTGGCTCGCTGCTTTGCTGGGTTGTGACCCTTTCTGTATGATGCTCCCTTACCCATCTATGACCTCCGCTTCTTTAATGTCAGCTAAGAACTTGTCCTCAAAGTCCTTCTGCAATTCCTCTGGTGTCTTGGCCTTCTCGTGGCGAATAATCATGTCAGCGTCGCCCTCAAGCCTCTGAATGCGCTGTGCGTCAATCTGACCCGTTACACTCATTTCCTTCTGTGCCTTCGCCAAGTCTAGCAGTTCCTTGGAGTCCAGAGTTTCCTTCTTGGATAGTCTGTCGCCAATAATCTGAGACAACTTCTGCTTGTTGTCGTCGTTAATTGCCTGTGTTACATGGGCTAATTCTGCCACGTGCTTGCGGTAGTCGTCGTGAGTGGCGAACAAAGCCTTCTTAACCTTGTAGTAGGTGTGCTGCGTAATGTTCAGAGACTTCATCGTTGGTCGGCAACCAGCCCCTTGTAGAATGGCAACGGCAGTATTCTTCCATACCTCTGGCCTCAGAACAGCAACGTCCGTGTAATAGCAGTCCTTTTGGTGATTACGCAAGGCTTCGTGAGCTTGCTCCTCCAGCTTGGTCATTAGTGGTGCAGGTTCGTCCATATTATTTACTAGTTATATCTCCCGCCCATTCACGAATATAGGGCGTAATCTCGTTAACGTCCACCATCCCGCGTCGGAGCATGAACGCAACATCTGGCCTAGTCATACTGAGCCACTGAACAAAGCAGTCGTAGTAGGGGCGAATGGGGTCACTCATTTCTAAATCTCCTCGTGCTCAATCCACTCTACTGGACGCTTCAGAGCCTTCTCAGCGCAGTCTTGTGCTTCTTTGAGGCTCCGACCCCTTTTAACGGAGAAAGCCCTTCCTAGGGGTGCTAGAGGCTGCTTATACCATAGCTTGAAGGTCTTGTAGCTGTCGTCCATTATTCCTTTACTAGTTTTACTCTCCACCGAGGCTTCCTCTCCTTCACCACAAAAGCCGCCTTAATGCGCTTTTGGGAATTATCCAGAATGGCCACGGACTTTCCCTTTTTGAACAGTTGGATTGAATCTCCCCTTGTCGTCACCTCGTCTGCATCGTAGGAGTCAGGACCAAATGCTTCTAGTGAAATTAGGACTACTTTCGTCTTCATTAGTCTTCGTTCTGCTGGCATTCCTTAGCATTAGTCCACTTTGTCACCTTGCTCTGAACGTCGATTGCCGATGATAGACCGTGCATAGGCCCAACCTCGCCATAACCCGTTTTCTCATAAATCACAAAACCAGACTTGGCCTTCTCGATTGTGATGGTATCTCTTTCTGTGCTGATGTCTGTCTTCATGTCGATATTTATGCCGATTATAAACTACGTGTCAAGCCCTAACCAATAAATTGGCGAACCCTATGGAAAGAACTCACCATCACTCAGTGGCTCAGAATCACGACCCATTACGTCCATATTAGGCACATAGAGCGATTTCCACCTAGTCCAAGCGTGTCGGCTCTGACCTAGCTTCTCACTATCGCACCACTTCCAGAACTCCTCACCAGTCTTCCTGGCCAGCTTTTCGTCCATCCCATCCCTCATCAACTCCTGAATGCAATCATTGATGCACACAAACTCCTCGTCCGTCACGTAGTAGTCTGGGAAAGTCTCAGCTAGGCACTCTTGCGCCTCCTCCTCGGTCAACGCTGTAGAGTCATAGACCAGATTATAGCTAATCCGACCATCTGCCATACGTCGCCTCTTGAGATACCCATACCCCTCTAACTCACGTATTGCCCCCTGAATGGGCTTACGACCCTCCTTAAAGCTCTCCGCCATCCTAGCACTACTAAAGTCCCACCCAGATGGCCTACTGTTCATGTAGCTCCATACAACCTTAGCCTTACAGCTAAGACGACTATCACGCATCACAGACCCAGGTATGTAGTAAGCACGTAGCCCACTCTCGTCTGGATTAACCTTCCACTCTACTTCTAATACTGATTTCATCCTTCAATCCTTTTCTTTGATAGTTCAAAATACTTCTCCACCTTCTCGACTCCGATGAAATTGCGCCCTAACTCCTTTGCCATCTTGCCAGTCGTTCCGCTTCCCATGAATGGATCGAATACTGTGTCGCCTTCGTTGCTCCATGAGATGATGTGGTCGTGTGCTAGTTGTTCGGGGAACTGCGCCACATGCCCCGTTCGCTCCTTGTTGCTTTGAACGGGGGGCTGATCCCATATATTAAATCTCACACCGAACTCTGGGCGAATATCTCCGTGGTTTGCCGATGTCCTCATTGATCCATCAGACTTCCGTTTACCAGAGTGTATCTTCTGTCCAGACTTCTTCGACCTCCTATCTTTAATGAGACTAACAGACGACGGCTTGCCCTTTGTTAAGATAAACATATATTCAGAGCATGGCCCGTATCGGTTCGATTGTGGCGACGAGAAGCCACCTTTATTCCAAATCATGGTGTCGTGCAGTCGAAACCCGCACTCCATCGCATACAACGCTTGCTTGAAGCTAGTCCCAGTCTCACTACCCTTAATCGTAGCGTCACCTACCACCCACACCACCACGCCACCGTCTGCTGTCACTCGATACAGACCCTCCAAGACCTGCTTCCAGATGTCCTCGTTCCAATCCAGTGACCCCTCGTAGGTTCTGAGATTATCATAGGGCGGAGACGTAACAGTGAGATCAACGCTCCCATCTCCCATTCTCCGCATCGCTTCAATGCAATCGTCGTGTATTAGTTCTGTCTTCATAACACAAACACAATACTACTCTTACACCCTTGTCAAGCCAAAAGCACCTTTTGGGATTAAGGCTTGTAGAATCAAAAGCCACAGTCCCAAAACCGACCTGTTAATATATACGTAAATTATGATATGAAATACGTGGCCAAAAGCCCCGTGGTCATACTATTTTTTGTAGGAGGGTTTTATATATACACTACTACAGCCTGCACAGCCTACGCTACCCCCTCCCCCCGTGTCACTGCCCGCTGTGTTCGTGCGTGAGTGTGGTTTCTTTTGTCGGTCGGTGGGATGCATCCTATGTGTCATCCTGTCATGTGTTCAAAACCCCTAGCATACATGAGTCAAAGAGTAGACTTTGAGTAGTCAAATATCAACGTATCATGTTTGCTTGATATGTTAAGCCTAAGCATTAACTAGAAAATAAGTGCTTGACGATGCGGATAAAGTGCGTTTTATTCCTCGTATGGACAGTGAATTTAGATCAATGAAACCATCCGAGCGCAAGGAGCTGGTGGAGGTATGGCTAGGCGGGTCTGGTTTTGAAGACCCAGACAAGTCACATTTAATGTGGAGTGCCACGCTTCAGGGTATAACCTCCTGGAATGCCTACGCGCCAGGCAGCGCGGGCGCTCACGTAGCATGGAGCGACCTTGACTGGGTAGATGGTGCATTAGTCATTATTAGCACGGGCAAGAGGTTTGAGGCATAGCACTAGCCTAACTCACTCCAAAGCCTTAGTTTAACCGCTAAGGCTTTTTTGTAGCCATGATTGATAGATATATGCTGTGTAATACACGACAAGGATGTCGTATGTTTAGTGTGGTGTGTTGTTCAACTGTTGAATTGATTTAGTTGAATTAAAGCTTGAGCGGATATGGTTAGTGTGCATTGTTAGTGCCATGAGATTAACCAAGAACACTAATAAAACCACTCGCGCAGCTTGTCAGAGTGTGTTAGATCAACTAGGAGTGCAGAAGCGCCACAGCGTAGAATGGAAGGCACTCTATCAGGCGCTTTCGCGCTGTAGGCTTATGTGTGCAAGTAAGGCAGAGTCATTGGCCTTGCTCCGCGAGCGCGACCTTGTTTGCTCACAATATGAATTTGACCGCATGGAGCAGCTTGAAAAATGGCTTAACAAACAACTAGGAGAATAATATGGCAAAGAACCACACAGACGAGTATAGTTTTTACTTCCTGCTAGAGTGGGACGACGGACAGTCAGTTCAATGCTCATTGGAAGGCCAATATAAGGCAGATATTCCTTGGTGCGATATATACGCGCAAAACCCAGATGCCGATTGTATAAGCCTTGAGGGTATTGGTCGCAATTATTGGCCTTATGACTACACGAATTAACCCTCACGCCCAACTCAACCCAAAGCCTGTAGCTAACACTGCGGGCTTTTTGGGTGTCGCTGGCAATTCAGCCTTCAACGCTACAGTTTTTCTTCTCAATTCAACTCTAAGACTCAATAGAACATACCATGAAAAATCCACTGCACATTCGTTCCACCGATTCTGACGCCTACCTTTGCATTGCCTTTGGTGAGGTCAGTTGGTCAACTGATATTAACCTTGCCACGGCATTCAATGGTTATGGTGCCGCCTGTGCCTTTGCGGTCGCTCATTTGACCGCTTCCGAGGGGTATTGGCTCAACGAGGTTATAGCCTAACCCTCACGCCAACCCAAACCCACGGCCTGACGTTCGCGCGTCGGGCTTTTTGGGTGTCACGGGGCAATTCAGCCTAACCAACGTGGCTTACTATATTATGAAAGATTATAACACTAACGAGCTTGAGGCGACAATTGACGATGGAATTATATGGATAACTTGCAAGTTAACCGATGAGACCGCGAGTCTAGAGGCTTGCGAGTCTGGGGACCTCGGAATTGATCCCGCTATACTTGGGGAAATTTATGATTTTTATTATGAAAGCGGGGAGTGAAGCCTAACCCTCACGCCAAACCACTCCACGGCCTGTAGTTAACGCTACGGGCTTTTTTCTGACTAAAAATAATTAAAATAAGACTTGCAATCGCCACCGGGCCAGTAAATAAAGGGTCATGCTAATGACGGCATAACTAAATTAAACTAAAGAAAAACATTATGAAAACTACGTTTAACTACGATTACGAAGCAGCCAAGGAACTTTGCTTTGAATACTCAGATGATAAGAAAACCCTAGGAAAGCTAATAAAACGGCTTAATATCTGCGTTGGCCCTCCAACCGTCATTCCTTCGCCGTGGAACGAGGATTTAAAGGCGCTTCACATGATTGTTACAATCGGAAAGCTTTCTTTTGCCTATCACGGAAGCCATGTTGACGCAATGACGCAAACTCCTGCGGTTGATCGGTGGGATCGCAGCGATATACGAAAAAGAAAAAAGGCTTCGAAAGCCTTCAAAGATGGTCTTTTGTATTCAATATTGTGCTCCATTCGTAGTGATTATTATATTCTATATGAGGACATGGAAGACCTTGGCTATAACCCCGATTCAATCAAGGACGTTGCCAATTGGAATAAGGCAAAGGAACACGCGCAAAAACTACGCAGCGAACTGAATCTCACCGAGGAGGAACTTCAGAGCCTTCCCTCGTAGTTCCACTAGCCCAACCCTCTCAGCCTGACAGCGCCTCAACGGGAGTTGTCGGGCTTTAAGGGCAGAGGGGTGTCTTACCCTTCGCAATCAATCAAACAGCCTTGTGGCTCAAATATGAGCCTTGCAGGGCATAATACGAAAGGAAACAAATGAAATCATCACCAGAACAAGAACACGAGCAAGAACTCACCACACGCGAAAACAGGCTGAGGGAGGAATTAAAAGACCTAGAAGCCAAGCGTCTTATTGTCCTGCAAAAACTGGGCGAATGCTTAGTAGAACGCATTGACGGAGAGGATCAAGCCAATGTATAAAGTATATGAGCAATCAACTTACGAGGGCCGAATCCTACTCGGCACTTGCGACCACCGAAGCGCGGAAACCCTACGCCATGAATACTCAAATCTTGAATTTGAAGATGTGGAAATGCAGCAAATCATCAAAGACTTGCCAGAAGTAGGAAGCCTTGATGACGACAAGCTCTGCATTGAAATGGGGATTGACCCTCGCAAGATGGAGTCTGCAATCATCGTGACGGTGTGCTTACTGGCAACGCCTGTCTTAATCCTGATTGCCTTTTTAATGGAGAAATTCAACTAATAACAAAACAAAGGAACCAATGAATACACACGCAACACTAGAAACATCGCAAGTCTCTAGCCTTATGGCATTTATGAACGGCAGGGGGAGAGACGCTTACCGCGAACTAATGGCCGCTAATGGCTCAGATATGGGAGAGTCTCAAACCGTCGGCAAGGGTCGCCCAAACTGGCAACGGGAGGAGCAAATAAACATTGAGGTCGAGGAGACTAAGCTATGGCTGGCCGATGGTCTGACCGTGCAGGAATGCGCCGACCGTCACGGCATTGCAAGAGTGACAGAAGACTCAAGACTCCACTCGCGGGGGTTGACTGCTAGAATGTTCAAGAAAAGGGCCGAGAATAGCCCGTAAAGCCACATATTCGCCCTACACGGCCTTTTCTCTCACTGCGAGGGTCTAGGCTAGGGGCGAAGGGCAAGCCAATTCTAAGGGCTTACATAGCCTCCTAGCAATAGGGGGCTTTTTTATGGTCTAAGCTTGACACATGGAGAAAACCCCCTTTGTCTTGGCACTGTTCCAAAAAATGGCGAAGTCCGTATAATGGAACTGTTCTTTTACAGATTCTCTATCTTAGCGGCTGCACCGCAAGTAAACATTTTACCCCGCCAAGCGGGGGAACCCCGTTCACAGCAAGTGCAGCTACCTGAGTTCGGGGTTTCTTTTTGTTCTTTTCCCTGCCTTGCCGAATGGCAAAGCGACGCTTGCTTACTGATGTAGGCAAGGCGGGGATCAATTTACAGTCAGGGCATGAAACAAGGCTCGCGTTTATGGGTGACACGTAAACCCTAGTTAATAGAGATATGCGGCGATTCAGTAATCGACTAACCCGTAATACCAGGTGAAGTTTTGCAGAGTTTAATAGCTTGGATGGGACGAAAGTGACGGTGATATACGAATGCAGGAATCGACAGCTAGATCGCAGGCAGAAAGGGCAACCGTAAGAAATCGGCTAGGCTCATCTCGAAAGCAATGGAATTAGAGACTCCATCGGAATCATAGCGGGACATGCCGCCTATGAAACTCTGCTATGGTTCAACCGAATGCAGTTTTTAACAAGCAGCCAATAATACCAATTATGATATATGCAAAAACAATAATAAATGACGTTGAGGTCATCGCGTTTAGTGACGGCTCCGTTAGCCTTGACAGGCGAGTCGGGGCAGTCCGAACATTTGGACATATGGCTCGGTCTGGATACCGAAGGCTCAATATCGGCGGAGTAAACACCCTCATTCACAGGGTGGTAGCTCAAGCGTTCGACCTCGACCTGAAAAACGGGAGGCAGGTAGATCACATTGACGGAGACAAGTCCAACAACAAGCTGACCAACCTGCGTTCTGCCACACCAAGAGACAACACGCGGGCGTTTCAAAAGCCTAGAAAGAGTAAGACATCACAATATAGAGGGGTCTGGAGAGATAAGACTCTAAAGTCGAGATACTGGAGGGCAGAAATCTCCATAAGTGGCAAAAGTAAAAAACTAGGCAACTTTTCCAAGGAGTCGGATGCCGCAAGGGCCTATGATGCTGCCGCGAAGAAATATGGATTCCCTTCGGAGGCCATGAATTTTTAGTGTCCTGAATCAAGGGCTAACCGAAATTCATGAAACTCAACTAACGGAGTGACTAATCTTACAGAATCACAGCATCACAAGTCATTGACAGGCAGTGACAAGCATCAAAGATGCAAAACATACGATTATATTTAATCGGCATACGGGATTATTTTAATAAAACACACGATTTTAGTTGACCAGTAGAAACAGTTTCGTAGAAACAATGACATGAAAATAACACGATCATGGGCAATGCCCAACAAAGACACTTTCAGCATTAAGCCAATCAAGGCTTTAATCGAGAGTTATACAAACGAGGACGGACTCACAATAGCTGACCCGTTCTGCAACGGAAAGCGGTGGAGCGAGGGGACAATCACAAATGACCTTGATTGCGACTTAGAGGCCGACCATCACCTAGACGCCCTTGACTTCTTAAAGGAGCTTGGAAGCGAGTCAATGAATGTTGTCTTATTCGACCCTCCATATTCGCCAAGACAGGTTTCTGAGTGCTACAAGAAGCTAGGGAAGACTGTCAACATGCAGACCACACAGGCATCCTACTGGGGTAACATGAAGCAGGAGATTGGGCGTATTCTAAAGCCTGATGGCGTGTGCCTCACGTTTGGATGGAACTCAGGAGGGATTGGTAAGAAATACGGAATGGAGATTGAGGAAATTCTGTTGGTTGCTCACGGGGGCTGGCACAATGACACGATTGTAACGGTTGACCGAAAGGAACAACCATGAATGAAACGAAATTGATTTCAACGCCTTGTTCGGGGCTTTCGGTTGGATCGCCAGTCACCTATCGCAAATACCACACGTTTGAAGGGTGGGTTACGAAAAAAGGAACGATCAAAAGTATTGAGGGCGGGCGGGTCTGCATGACGACGCCTGACACAAAAACGGGAGAGTGGTGGTGCTGGTCGAGTAGCTTGACATGGCCTGACATCTGAAAAGCATAGCAACAAGTGAGACTCTATGATTACTGGATACGAAAGATTGACCCGACAAGGGCGAAGCCGATCCTTGCCAGAGACGCAAAAAAAGACGGATGCAGCAAATTTGTGATTGACATGATTTACACGGCCTGTGATAACAGTGGCAAGGAACGAGAACTGGCCGCAAAATGCGGTAAATTTAAGAAACCAATGATCAAGACCATAAAAGAAATCGAACTAGAGGAAGTTCTGAACGAGGACTTTGACTGGTAGAACACTAAGAACTGACACGACTATGAAAAAACTGATTATACGTCCAGATGCCCAAATGGGGACACTAACAGAGGTAGATATAGATGAGCCGAGCGCGAATAGTCATTGCCCTGACTCGGCTGGTTCTGTAGCTTTCCGCGGGCATCCCGTGAAGATCGAGTGGAAATCTATCCATCGAAACGGGGTTCTGAATGTAACAGCTGCAACGATACCTCAAGGCCATCCAGACTACGAAGATAGCGACGGATATGAAACGACCATTTTAATTCCATTGCAGAACGCGGAGGACTAGCGCCGAGGCACGAGGTTGCTAGATCCGTATGGTTCTCGGAGCGACAACACCAAACAAATCAAACTTATGACAATATCAGAAATCGAAGATAGGGTGACCACAGGAGAAATGACTGCGGCTCAATGTTTCACGCAAATGCGGCAACACTGCCAAGATTCCAAAAGGGTAGGCAGCGACTTCTACAACGGCATCGAATGGATGGCGGCGTGGATGGTCGATAACGTCGAGGGGGAAGAAGTGGACGAACTCACGCTGAGACAATGGGCAATCGACGCTTGGCTGCTTCATTTGGAGAACACTGAGATGATGGGCGCGAGTCGAAAGGACTAAAAAATTATGGATTCAAATATAACTCAAGCGGAGTCTGCGACTCCCGAAAAACAGGGCGCTTACTCGCGTTCTCATCTATCGGCTGGTTCTCGCGTCCGAATTAAGCATAACAACGCTGATAGGCGCGACTGAGCGTCAGGCAACTTCAACCAACACTAAATACTATGGATATAAATACAGCTAAAGAAAACACAGGCGCGGCTCAGTCGTTGCCTAGTCAAACTGGTTCTGGATTCCCGAAATACTGTGGAATCTATTTTGCGATATACGGTGGATTTCCCGTAATATTGGACGTTTTAGAGGAAGGTATGAAGGTAGTTTATGCCGACGGCGAAACCGACCCGATATACAACGACACGCCGCTTGATTGGTGGATGCCAGTCCCTTCACAGCCAAAACTATTACAACTATGGCAAAACTTATAGACACGCAAATCTCCTCAGAGCTTCGACGGCTCTGGATGAAGTCTGAGCAACGAAAGGAAGCGTTTCTGAGGTCACGTAAGCCATGCAAGGACGGGAGCCGAAAGAAGTGGGTGGAAACATGCGAGGAGTGCGGAAAGACCGCCTACATCGGAGAGAAGGAATTTAAGACCAAGAAAGACGGAACACCCTCTAAGCAGATGCGAAGGGTTCTGATCTGTCACCACGTAAACGAAGTGCCTAACGTGTGGGCGGATGACTACCTGAGAAGGTTGTTCTGCCCTACAGACGAGCTAAAGATTCTCTGTAATCCGTGTCACGACAAAGAGCACTCTAAAGAAAAATTACCGAAAGCGAAGAAAAAGCTTGCAAGGAAGAAAACAACCACTAAACAATAACATCATGGAAATAAATCAAGACCTCTACACAAAAGAAATACAAGACGATGGGAGCATTGTCTTTACGCCAAAGAAGAAGGAGCCTGAGAAGCGAGAACCGCAAAGAGGTGATGTCTTTAGGTCGTCAGAAGGCAGCCTGATCCTTGTTGATGACGAGGGTTCTTACACATACCTTGATGACGGAGTGAACTACGAACTCGGAGGGACTAGTGCCCTTCGTCTGGCCGACGAAAGATTCGCCTACGTCGGCAACGTCAACAAAGGACTGAAGCTTGGCATCATTGACGACGACTCCGAACTCAAGGCTAAGATAGTCGCGATTCTTAAGAGGGAAGACGAGGTTGGTGACTCGTGGTGGAACTGCTTTAGCGGGAACTGTGTCGAAGAGCCATATCAATATTCACGCGAAACCCTCGAAAACATCTTTAACCTAGTAAAATAATTATGGAAAGATCAGACACACTAGCAAAACTAGCACCAGCACTCGTCAAGGCGCAAGCTTCAATGGCGGGGGCTGTCAAATCGGCGGCAAAGGAGGATAATCATGCATAAAACATACGAAGCAGTTGCCGAACTTTGGAGCAATCAAGGACACCCAGACAGGTGGGTAGAACAAAACTCGAAAGTGATTGAGCTTGCCGTATTCAATAAAATGACAATTGCTGGATCATTTGCCGCTGGACTGGCAACTAAATACCCCAGAAAAGTCCCCAGCGATTTGGACTTCGTTTGTGGCAGCGTGGATGATGCTATGAAGTTCATAACCGCGCTTGTATTGTTCCTATCCGACAAGTCGGTATTCTACACAATACGATGCAACAATAAGAACAAGTGGACAGCGCCAGGATGCGACGTTCATTTTAGATTCCTATGCCCAATCTGGAAGGAGATTTGCATAATGGTAATCCCCAATGTGTCAGCGTTCTATTGGAGGGGTTTGCCGATTCAGCCATACGGAGAAGTTCGGAAGCGAACGGAATGACGTGGAAAAACTACGGGGAGTGGCACGTCGATCACATAAAACCTTGCGCAAAATTCAACTTAATCATTGACAAGGAGCAGAAGAGGTGCTTCCATTACTCTAACCTTCAACCACTCTGGGCGAAGGACAACATCAAGAAATCAGATAATTATGAATAAAAGTGAATCAATCTCTAAGCTAGCCCCAGCTTTGCATAAAGCTCAGGCATTAATGGGCGGTGCAGTCAAGTCGGAATCGAACAGTTTCTTTAAAAGTAAATACGCCAACCTTGAGGAAGTCATTAAGGTTGTCAAAGAACAGTTCTCAGCAAACGGCCTGAGTTTTGTTCAGTTTCCTGTATCTGGAGAAGGAACTGCTGGCGTTGAAACAATCATCATGCACGAGAGTGGCGAGTTCATTAGCAATCAGTTCCTACTGAAATGCTCTAAGTCAGACCCGCAAGGCATGGGTTCGGCCATCACCTACGCTCGTCGCTACGGGTTGCAAAGTGCTTGCGGCATCCCGTCTGAAGACGACGACGGAAACGCAGCATCCGCGCCGACTCCACAGGAACGACCAGCCGACGTCATGGAGAAGGTATCAACGGCTAAGACGTTGGACGAACTTAACGCAATGTGGACAGCACTAACAACCGACATGCAAAAGCGAGCCGATGTTAAGGGAGCATTCACCAGTCATAAAGAAACACTCAATAAATAACTTATGCAATACACAGCAACAGGACAAATAATCAACATTCCCAATGCAGAGGAAATCTCTGACGGGAAGTATCGTAAACAGCTATTCGTCATTAAGAACAATGATGGATACCAAGGAAAAGAGAAGGAACTAGCCTTTGAAATCTTTGAGAAATCGGACGGTCAGCGAATCGAGAACTTCGGTAAATACAACAAGGTGGGTGACACTGTGAAAGTTACCTTCGACGTTGACTGCCGTGAAGCAAGCGGGCGCTATTTCACTAGCCTCAAGTCTTTACGTGTTGACAAGGCGCAAGGCCAGTCTGATAACAACGCATTGGACGAACCTAGCCAGCCAGCACAGGGCGACGAGGTTCTGGACTCAGAAATTCCTTTTTGATGCAAGCCACACGCCAACCACTGCCTAACTAACAACCCCGATGAGCGCACTAGACATGCTGGAACTGACAGTATTAACAGTGTGTCTAGTGCTGTTCATCATTGAATTTTTTACAACACCACCAAAAGCATGAGCAAAAAAGAACCCATAACCCCAAGATCGGACGCATTGCTGGACAAGGCTCTAGAACACGCAGTGGGTGATATGCCGTTTGATGACGCAATGCGCCTCTGCCAAGACCTAGAAGAAAAGCTAGAGATGGCAAAATTCTGGATGGCGAAGGTCAACGACTACGACCCTCCAAGAATGCAAGACCTTTCGAGAATGGCTCAATGCCTTCAATTTATCTCACGTGAACCACAATCCGACACCAACAATGAGCAACAACACTAGAGAAATACCACAAGAAGCCACCAAAGCTAGGACTATTTATGTCGCTGGCCCAATGAGAGGAAAACCGTATTTTAACTTCGCAGCTTTCGATGAAGCTAAATCAAAACTAGAGGAAGACGGATGGAATGTCATATCTCCAGCAGATATTGACAGGGAGGCGGGATTTGACGCACTGGACATGCCAAAGGACTCCGACTGGAATGACGTAGACTCTCTACCCAACTTCTCACTTGAGGAGTCATTCGACAGGGACATTGCAGCTATAAGAGAATCCGACGCTATCTATATGCTCAAAGGATGGGAGACTTCAACGGGAGCAAGGGCAGAGCACGGATGCGCTTTGTGGCTTCGAAAGGAAATCATATTTCAATACGAGCGAGTCTGCGAGGAAGCACTGCGGATACAGGGCGGAGACCGACAGCAGGATTACGGCTCCCCGACAAAAAACTTCCAAGATATTGCGGATATGTGGACAAACTACCTTGAAATTACCAATGGAACCATGCCACAAATACACGCAAGGGATGTAGCTCAGATGATGATTCTAATGAAGATAGCTAGAAATTGCCATAAGCCAAAGCGAGACAATTGGGTTGACATTGCTGGATACGCACAATGCGGTGGCTACGTGGATAACGTTTAACAACTAAAAGACTAATGGACGACTTTGACAAACTACAACGAGACTTTCGAGCACTCAAGACCACCGACGACTCACCACTAGCTGAGTCTATCAGGGAGAACTTCTATCGCATGATGCGTATTTACGTGAAGCGCGGGGAGGCAAAGGGATGGGTGCATCCCAACTACGACCCAATGCCTAATTTCTGGAGCACATGGGCTTCGGTTCAGACAAGGGATTGACTATGAAGACTAAAGCAGAACTAAATCAAAGACTACTCGACACGCTCGACCGATGGGAACGAGCTTACACGGGATATGCACTAATGGCGGTGACTCCGCAGAAACGTAGAGAGACTCTGGCTACTGGAACACCGAGCGAGGAAAACATCGGAAACCTAATTGGGGAAACCCGAAAACTTCTTTCCTCTAACGCCAAGGATCAGACATCACCCGAATAAATACTATGAGCTACGAACCACCAATACACGACCCTAGACACGACGAGGATTTTTACCGAGAGCAAGCGGAGGGTGATTGTCCTGCATCCGTTTGTTCTGCTCCGACTGATAACGGCATCCCAAAGCTAGACGAAATGTGCCGACAATACAACGATGGCGAAATCAACCTAAATGAGTTGGTGTGCCGAGCGTGGAACGGGGGATTCGCAGAGGGCGCTGACACCAAATACTAAGAGCAGAACAACACTTATGGATAAAGAAATTTACGACAGATCAGAATACACCGAAGCCGAACGGTTTTCGTGGAGTAAAGAATTCTACGAGATATACCACAAGGCTGGAATCAAGCTAGACGACAGGGAAAAGGAGCTTGTGGCTCGATTTTATGTGACGGCCAAGAAGCTCGGTTTTCCTTCTGCGAACTAGCCGCTGTTCGCAACTCTCAGAGAATTAAAATAAAAACATGGATGAACTAAGGGTTCCACCCCACTCCCAAGAGGCAGAAGAAGGCGTCCTTGCTTGCTGTCTACTTGATAGCTCAGTCTACGACGACCTAGCCACTACACTAAACGGCGACACGTTCTACGTGGAGCGTCACAAACTCGTATGGCAAGCGATGGGCAAGCTGCTAGGCGATGGCAAGGGGCTGGATGAAGTCAACCTTCTGGAGCAACTGACCAAGGATGGCAACCTAGATGCAGTTGGAGGTCTTCCCGCCATCTACACCATCCAAGACGCAGCAGAAACCACCCTGCAAGCCTCTACGTGGGCCTCTATCGTCCGATCTAAATGGCAGCTAAGGTCTACCATACGCTCGTGCCGCGAGGCCATAGAAGCGAGTTACGGCCAAGAGGGAGAGGCTGACGACATCACATCTCGACTAGAGGCTGACATCATTGGCATTCACAAGGACGCTCAGGAGGACAGCACGATTGCCAAGGCCACCAAGGAAGTGTGGGCTGAGATTGAATCCATGCGAGACGGAACCTACGTAGCTCGTGGACTCAAGTTTGGAATACCATCTATTGACGAACACCTTCCACACGGCATGGAACCTGGAACCATCACAGTGCTATCCGCCCCTTCCTCTTGCGGAAAGTCTCAGCTTGCAATCAATGTTGCCATGCGTCACGCAATTCAAGATGGAATGTCAGTTGGCTATTGCTCCTACGAAATGCTGAGTCAGCAGCTTGCTAGGCGTATGCTACGGATTAGTTCTGGCGTAGACCTTGGCCGTGTGGCAGATGGAGTTGCCAACAGGTCGGAGCTTGCGGCACTAGAGGAAACGCGGCTCAAGCTTGAGAACTGTAATATCCTGACAGACCACCTACACTACAAGGTTGAGAACCTTTCGTCTTTGGCTAGGCAGTGGAAGCGCAAGCATAACATTGGCCTACTGGTAGTGGATTACTTGCAGCTACTTGAATCCCCCAATTCCAAGATGTCTTCGGTTGAGTCAATGGCTCACAATTCTAAGAGCCTGAAGCGACTTGCTCTTGACCTTGGCATCCCGTCTGTGGTGCTGTCTCAGGTCAACAAGGAAGCTGAGAAGCGGCTAGTGTTTAATCCAGAGAAAGGGCTAGTTCACCAAGACCTCATTGGATCAAGCTCTATCTATCAAGATGCTGATAACATTTTTATCTTCTGGCCAAAGGAAGGCGATGCCGACGCGTCTCGAAAGGTAGACCCGAACGGGAAACCCTACATGGAGATGCGTGGACACTTCGCAAAAGAACGGGAAGGCACACGAGGTAAGAGGTTTGATTTTAAGTTTATTGAACAAAAAGGTCGATTTAATTAAAAACACCTTGACACGGGTTTAACCATCAACATAAAGATAAGACATGAACATAAAAGAAAACAACGAATACAAGATCAACGGGAAGGTTTGGAATGTCTTTCAAATCATCCCCGTTGCCGACTGCGAACATTGCACCAGCGGGCAAATGCTCGTTCGTCTGGATGGCTGGGGCGAGGAACCCATTGCTTACCTAGACGTAGAGTTCTCTCAAATGATTGAAGACGGCGAAGTGGAGGAGGTAAAATAATGGACAAGCAGACATGGTTCGAGAATACAACCGAGACCAAACTCATAAAGGGTGGTTTCATGGAGGTTCACTGCAAACGGGGAAACTGGTCTGTCTGTGGGGCCGAGTCCGAAAAGGATAGGGTCGAATCTGAGGCGTTTCATTACTGGATTCAATACTTCAACGACGGAGATTACAACGACATGATTTTCAACTTCAAAGAGAAATAAATAATGAGCAACAAGACAAACGAATTTTTTGATCAACTAAACGAGGTTCATCTCGACGCCTACGCAATGGAGATTGTAGACAAGGACTACCGCCCTTGGAAGATCACTGGCTTCTACGTGCAGGACGGTATTCTGAAGGTGGAGATTGATGAGAAGCCATACGAGCATGAGGTGGCCGAGATTCCAGAAATGGAGGGAACTAGCGAGGGCTTAGATAAACTTACCATCCGATTATGAGCCGACTACGAAACATACCAGAAACCTGCCCAATCTACAAAGAGGCAGAACACCTTTTTGATTGCCTCAAGGATGAGATTGATGGGGCAGTCAGCGATAAAGAACTGACTGAGTATTTTGGTGAACGATTTACCGACTACGCAAAAAGCATCTTAGAGTGTGTTGACAGATGCCGTGATATATCGGGCGAACTTCGGGAGATGTCTGTTGAGCGCGGCGAAAAGATCGAAGAACTAAAGGAGAAGCTGGGCGATCTAGTTTCTGCATAACAAATAGAACTTACCATCCGATAGCCATGAATAACAATATCACAATCCCGCACCTATGGTGTCTAGTCAGAATCTCTGACGACATAGTTAAGGTCATGGGAACATGGCGCGGAGGCTACCTAGATGGAGACAGATGGCAACTCAACAGCGGCATCACCCGCGTCGAGGAAGACAAAGGTGGCTGGCTGTTCTACGGACACAGCGGGTCAATCTACGGAGGGTTGAAGGAAAACTACGGGGCTGGCCCCTACACCGAAAGCGTGATGGTTGTGAATGACATAAAGCCAATGACACAAGAACAAGCAATGGAATGGATTAAGGAACAACTATGAACGAATCTTATTTAGCCCAGAAAGTAGAGGAACTGGAAGCCAAGCTTGCTCAAGTCCAGAGCGAGAATGCCGAGCTAGTCCACCAAAACCACTACCTGCGCGACACGCTGGCCGAGAGTCAGTTCCGAGCAATGGAAGCACTTGAGGCTCTTAGCTGTGTAGCAAACCTCTACGAGCCGCACCACATCGCTTTAAAGATGGTCACTCCCAAAGACCTTCAATCAACCCGCAAGGGTATCCTTGACGCATTAGCGTTGGCTCAGAGGCATGTGGCGAGGATAGGACACGAGTATATGGAAGAACTTGATTAACAAATAGGACTGACACGACTATGAAAAATAGACAGAAAACTTTAGATACAATATCAGCGTTCAATGTGCTTACCGATCCGACCACGCCTAGAGCAAATGGCTTGTCTAGTGCGGCTGGTTCTGCTCCGCATCCATCCGACGACAGCCCACAAAGGACAATGCTGCTCGGTATGCTTGCCGAGTTCGCCGAAGAGTGCGGAAATGACTATCCGATAGTTGTCACTCGATACGGCGAAGTGGCCGATAGGATTCAAAAACTTTTCAAGCAGAACATACCAGTAATACAATCTGCAACACATTAGGAGGGCTAATACATGGTTTACTCAAACTCAAACAGGCATAACATGAGAATAAAACTGCGCCTACCAAACGACTACTGCCGCTGTGCCTCAGAGACATGCCCGAAGGCAGATACCTGTGCCAGAGCAATCAGGCATCTCAAGGAAGACGATAAGACAGATCGTGGCTACCAAGTAGTAATGTCAGACATGACTGAGCAATGTGACAAGCACGACTACACCTACTACATTGACATCTACGGAAAGTAACCATGATAAACACAGAAGAAAAACATAGCATCATCCGTGTCCAGAATGGACATGAGGTGGGAGAAATGACCATCCATAAGCCCATTGGCGACACTGACCAGCTCAAGGATGCGTTTATCCTTCTTGGACAGTTCCTTGGATTTAACCACAAGCAAGTCGAAGACATGTTCTTTGACGAACACCAACAATAATACATATGGCTAAACAAAACAGAGTTCTCGTTATAGGTGATTGCCACGCGCCAGCAATGCACCCACAATATATCAGCTTCCTCAAGAAGATTGAGAAGAAGCATAAGTGTAACCGAGTGGTTCACATTGGCGATCTTGTCGATTGGTCTGCAATCAGTTACCACGAAAAAGACCCATCCATGCCTAGCGCGGCAGAGGAATACCGAGAGGCACTAAAGCAGGTCAGGCGGCTGCACAAGGCTTTTCCGAAGGTTGATCACCTGATTGGGAATCACGACTCTCTGCCATCCAGAAAGGCTCAGACCATAGGCTTGCCAGAGGAAGTGCTGTGCGACTTCAAGACGCTGTGGGGGCTGGACGGCTGGACAATCCACCCTCGGTTCCACGACCTTATCATTGACGATGTTGTATACCGCCACGGAGATAAAGCCAAGGGAGGTCAAATGGCCGCACACAAGAATAGCATGGCTGAGTTCTGCTCGCTTGTCCAGGGACACTTACACGCTCAAGCTGGTGTTGTTTATCACGCCAACCAGAACGACTGCGTGTTTGGTATGCAGGTTGGTTGCGGTGTGGATCACAACAATCCAGCGATGTCATACGGACGGGTTTATGCTGCCAAGCCGATTGTTGGCTGTGGTGTGGTGTATAGCTCAAGGCTTGCTTTTTTTGAACCTTTGTTTCTTTAAGTGCTTGACACCACCTGCAAACTGTAAATAACTAAGACCATGAAACAATACAGAACAGAAGTAGAACTAGAGATAGACAGGACAGAATACGGATGGTTCGTCGTGGAGGCGGAGGTTGAGGCCTACGAGACAGACGCCTCCTTCTCTCACGAGTTTGGCATTCGCAAGGAGGTTGAGCTTGTCATTGATGACATTGACATTCTGAGCGCCGTTGACGAAGATGGCGGGGACATCAAGCTTACAGCCGACCTGATTGAACTAATTGAGGACAGGGTGACTGAGTATGTTACCGAGAAGTGGAAGGACGGAGGACTTAATTAACAAATAGATTTCGTGTTCATATTGGCAAGTGTGAGCCAGCTGCGGGTTTTCTTTGTTTCCCGCTTTCAGGGTCGCGCCCTCCGATCCGCAAATACACACAGAGGGCAACTATTTATTATGAAGACAATTAACCATTACAAGCGAGCCTACCCGCACCTGAACACCAATCAGTGCCAGTCCATCTACCACCTTGTGGAAGTGGACGGGTGGGAATATGACAATGGTTGGTGCTGCCGTAAGGATGACACCCTGCTGTGGGCAGACATCGACGGGAACATGCTTCCCCGTGTGACGGTGGATATGAACTTCTTTTAGGTCATTTTTAGCAATCTGATACCTACCTACCCGAACCCCAAAAACACACCAACTAGGCCCACTGTTTATGCGGATTGGAGGCTAACTTTTAAAGCAATGCAATCATCAAACACACACTACTTACTGGTCTACTGGGGGGAGGAATGTAACGGTTCCCGCTTTACCTTGCACTTTACCGACTCCATGTCCGACGTTGAGATATTCGATGCAATTGACGAGGTTGGCGACCCCAGCGATGCGCAATATGTGGAAATCAAAGAGTCAGACTTGCCTCCCTTGTCTGATGAAAGCGTAGAGATTCTAGACTTGGCTGGATACATGGATGCCCCTACCCACGAAAAGCACTTTGAGGATGTCTGGGTCAGGCGATACAAGCAAGCTGCCTATGTTTACCTAATGAAAGATCTCGCCAACAACCTATACAAAATAGGGAAAAGCGTAAACCCCATGCTGCGAGAAAGAACATTGCAGTCGCAGAAGCCGACAATTGACAAGGTGTTTCATGCGATGGAGCGTCCAGACTTCAATGAATCTATTTTGCACAAAAGATATGCAGACCAGCGAGTTCGGGGCGAGTGGTTTGAATTGTCCGACGCGCAGGTTCGATTCATCTGCGTCACAGGGAAACTCACCGTTGCATAACTTAGGTCAGCAGTGGTCACACAAACAGCCCTCACAGCCCCTATACGGGGCTTTCTTTTTGTCCGAGTGGTAGGGGTAGGGTGGAAGCGTTAAGCCCGTGTGAGGCTTCTGAGGGCTTAAATGCGCCCCGTACGCTACTAGGGCGTTTTTGCCGTAAACGCATGAAGGTCAACTGCATAGGTCAGTACGCTCCGCATATTGCTTCTGTGCGTCTTGCCCTTGCTGCCCAGCGTCCTACTCGCCATGGGCAGTCGATTCCATGCCAGCCCCCTTTACCGACTCGCGCATCCACTCCGAGAATGCTGGGTCTTTTGCCATCTCAGAAGAGACAGCATCCATCCCGCGCTGCGTTCCCATAGTCATGTAGAATAGTCGCTGGAACAGTTCTTCGTCAATATCACCTTCCTTTAGGTGTCGAACCATCATGCCGCGAGCCAGCGGAGACGTATGAATTACACCAAGCATCTTTCTTCCAAGCCAACGTGGTAGCTGTGGAGAAACAAAGAGGATGCTTGGAACACCGCTTGCGCCAGTAGATGTGACAAAGCGACCAATACCCTCTTGTGTGGTTTCCCTGATCTCAGCAGAGCTTAACAACCAGCGATTCAGGTCTTCGATGTCCTTGACGGTTTGCTTGCCAATAAGTGACTCCCATTGCGCCCTCTTCTTTGAGTTATTAAGGATGTCAAACATCTTATCTGGTTCCCATAACGCTTCTCGGCCTGTCTTGCGACCCGACCGTTGGGCTTTAGCCGATAGCTGACCAGCTTCTTCATATAGGCGATCAATGGCACTTCGCTCTAGCGATCTGCGCTGACTTTCATTTGGAAGTCGAGCCTTTAGCTTCTCAATCTGGCCTGGTCGCAGATTAGAGATGTCGTCAACGAAGTGGTGAATGTCATCTGGTGTTGGAATCTCACCCTTGATGATCTTCCCAAGTGCTGATTGTCGAGCTTGGGCCATCTTCTTCTCCGTCGCCTCTTTCTCAGCAATGGCCCGCAACTTCTTAGCTCGTGCTGGAGGATCGAACTCTTTGAGGACAGCATCAATCTCCTCGGCAGAAACCTTAGCCTTAGCACCACCCGCCTTGATGTTCTTATTGATGGTATTGAGGTCTGAAACGATCTTGTTGGCTCTGCCCTTGTAGAGCGCGTTTATCAGATTGCGGTCAATGACAATTGGCCCACCAGCCGCATCTTGAACAATCTTTTCGATATACGCCTCTTGCAGTGACTTTCTGCTGACTCCAGATTTTATGGCATCCTCAATTGATCCCTTGGTTGTTAGGGTTCGATTGAGGACGTTCTCGCCACGCGCACCCACCGATTCAGCCGATCCGCCTAACACGCGGCCAAGGTTCGCAGCACGATCACCGTCAAAGTATGGAAGCACCTTGTTTCGGTAGTTGCGCTTTGCCTTCATGTATGCGTCTCGCGCAGGTTTACCTGCGCCGCGAGCACCAGCAGTCTTCGGTGCGCCCATAGCTGTATCGCGCAACTTATCGAGCTTCTTTCCTATCTGCTGTAACTGATACTCTGACTCACCTACGCCAACCTTTTTCTTGTAGTTGATCTTATCTGTGATTTCTCTCAGGTATCGGTCAAGCTCTCTGAATGTCAACTCCGCTGGCTTTGTGGTATCCGCAACACGCGCACGAAGTCGCTTGACTGCCGCAAGCTCTGGAGCCGCCTCGTCAAGGGCCGCATCGTCAATCCTTGAGAGAACCCTGTCAATCTCCGATACAGGTGTATTCGCCTGCGGAGTGTCTAGTCTTCGATATGCCTCTTCGTAAAGATCCTTGCTCTCTTGGTCAACGGCTTTGAAGGCTTGCTCTTGCTGTCCACGAATGTCGTCTCCAATGGCAGATGTTAAGCGTTGCTTGCCCTTGGTTAATTTCTTAATGCCAGCTTCAGCTTGCTCGCGCATCGCCCTAATCTCAAGGTCTGCATCATCCAGAAGCTTTTTCCTGATCCGAGCCTCCTGCGCCTTTGTTTGGCCCTTAACGGCCATTTCCGCATCCGCCTTAGCTTCGGCCATCTTCTTAACTCGACCCTCGTATGCGTCAAGGAGGCGCATCTGGCGCGATGCTACGGACTGCATTACATCCTCGATAGGTTCATCTAGGACTTCTTCGCCCTTAATGGCGCGATTCAACTTTAGGATTTCGTCACGTTGACTCTCGTATGCACGAGCCTCTAAACCATTGGGGTCCATTCCTGCCCGAATACTCTGTTTGAGTGACGCATCTGTGCTTGCCTCCTGCGCTGCCGTAAGCTTTACAGCACCATCACCGTCATACCGAGCCATAATGTCATCAATGCCCTTGACTAGCTGTGCTGAACCCTGGTCAACAGCCCTGCGACCAACAGTCTTCATTAGGACTCGACCGCCAACACCAGTAACCATGTCGATTGGAATTCCGATGGCATTTGTAATTGCCTGCCTCTTAGCGATCTCACCGAATCGAATATCCTCTCCAGATGCAGCGCGAACTCCAACATCTTGAGCAACCCCCGCAGCGAGTCCACCACCAGCCGCAGCCAAGGCGGTTACTGGAATTGATGCTCCACCAGTTGCAACTGCCGCTCCAATTGCTCCAGCTATGGGAAGCGCGGTTCCAGCAATGTCGGCGGTGAAGTCAGCGAGGGATACTCCTTGCTCATCAACCATTGTTAGCTTATTGCTCTTTGGGTCTCGATAGAACATCTTAGGGTTCCCCCCTACGTCAAGCATCGCCACGTTTTCCTTGCCATAAGTGTCCTCAAGTTGCTTCATCTTGTCAGCTTCGGTTGGCTGGAATGATAGCTTTGTTCGGTCCCATAGGCCCATGCCTGATTCTACATCTATTTCTTCAGGTTTTACACCTAGAGCGTATGCTGAGAATTTCTGCAAGCGTTGGCGAGACTGGTCCTTGCTGAGCGGCAGTTTCGTCTCGTCGTCTAGCTCGTAGCTACCGTCCGCAATGGATTTAGCGGCCTGATTTCGAGCTTGTTGCATATAGGACCGCACGCTGGATTCTGTAAGTTCTGGAGCACCATCAATTTCGATGGTCATTCCAGTGGCATCATCTGTGAGTTCGTAAGTAGGCATTAGCTTTTAATTCTGATTGTTACTCCTTCGACATTTGGGATTGTTCCGCCAGATGGTTGCTGTGGTGCGCCAGATGCTACTTGCTCTCCTCCTTGGTATCTGGACTTGTAACGCTCTGCGGAGTTGTTAAATCCTTCGTTCATTGCACTAAGTAGGTCATTTATAGCTGTCACCCGCTGCTCGTTCTTCATATCTGGAGTAAGGATCTTTCCGTATGCGGCTACGATATTCGCACCCTCTTGGTCAGATAGTGGTCCAAATGTAGCACCACGATTCTTAGCGTCAATAATGCCTCGAATAAACGTGCTACCCTCGATTTCCTTAACAAGTCGGCTTACGGTTCGAGCATCAGACCCAAGCGGAAGGGTAGCGTTTAGCCAGCCCAAGCCGCCTTCGGTTGCCCAATTTTTCTTGGTAACCTTAGCGATCTCATCTCGAACCCCAGTTAGCTTATTAAGCTGCTCGCCGTATGATCGGAGTTCTCCTTGAGCCTGCAATTGTTCCTCGGTGCGAGCACCTTGCGCCTTGATTCCTCGCTCCTCCATTTCCTGAACCAGTCCAGCCTGCTTTAGCTTTTCGGTTTCCGTCTGGGTTAGAGTCTTTAGGAGATTTGCTTTTTCTTGGACAGACATTACTTCTCCCTCTGGGGCAATAGGCTGCATTGTATCAGGGTCAATACCCGACCCCATGTAAGCTCGTTGCTGCGCTTGGCTCAGTCCAGAGTTCATGCCGCCGTTCGGGTCAAGCCCCGCCGCCACACGCTGCTCCTGCATTGCTAGACTTGGAACGTCAACGCCTGGACGCTGAGAGAAGCCTATACGTGCCTCACGAGCCGCAGAAGCGTCCTGAAAGGCTTTCGTTGCTGCATCACCCCCTAGACCCCTACTAATGGAGTTGTCGCCATACATCGCATTCTCAGCCCTTGCAAAGCCCTGTTCTGGCATTGCTCCGCCACTCAGGAACTCGGACAACGGTGCGCCTCCTACTGTCGTTAGGCCGCTAGGGGGTTGTGTTGCGTAAGGCGCTCTGCTTGGCTCTGGCGACATGACAGTGCTTGCTGCTACATTAGACCCCATATCTATGGTTTGAGTCTGTTGCTCCGCTGGCGCGGAAATAGGAGCGACTTGAGGAGAACTTGCTAAATTGGGGGCAATTGCCTTTGGACTCCATCCAGCGGCAGATTGCTTTTGCTCTAATGTTTGACTCGAATCGCGCATAGACTGTGCCGCCCACTGGTTAAATGCTTGACCAGCATCATCTGTCATTTGTCCGATACCAGGCTTGATGATGCTTTCAGTTGGTCGCATCGGGTCAGACATGCTGTAAGAACCCTCGGAGAAGGGTTTACCAAATGCTTGATCCATGCGATTCCCGTAGAATCCAGCTTTTTCTGCGAAGGTAGGCGCTGCTGGCCCTAGCGTTACGGGTGGCGGTGACGTTGGAACAGGCTGCTCCCAAGCTGGCTTTTGAGGTTGCCCCTTCAGTAGATTCTGTAAAAATGAATTTGCCATAATATGTCCTTATCTTAGGTTGTATAGTATAAAAGTAATGTTGTCAAGTTATTGCTATGCTCAAGTCCACCTCTGTGTTAGTTGTTCCGATTTCAGCAAAATAACCACTCACATCTACCTCAATGAGCTTTGGTGGCGAGTCGTCAGTGTTGGGAATACTGATGTCTTCGATTCCAGACAGAGAGACGGATGTGACCCCCTGTTGTTCGTCACTGGCGCTAAACTCCTCCACGCCATCAACCGTCACGGTGATGAACACACCCCCATCCCCTGACCCCAGCGTTGCAGATGCCTCAAGGTCGTAGTTTACCGAGATTGTGAAGTCGCTGACTGCCTGATACCTCCACCGTAGGTCGAGGCTTGCCGATGAGTTCCCTCCAGACTCCTCCGCAAACGCGCTCTCATTGGGTAAACCATCTTCGTAGCTTCGTGTGGTTACTTCGTCATTTCCCTCTGTTATATTCTTCCCTAAGTAGTGCTTCCATACCCAGTTCGCGTTACCACTCATAGCCCCGTTAATGGGCACGACAAGGCGGCTAGCCGATACTGGTTCGTCTAGGAAGCTATTGCTTGAACTTCCGAATGGCCCTGCTCTGAGTTGTTGTGTCATTATTCTGAAGGCGCTGCAAAGAACGCAAAGTCGCCCACTGTGTTGTCGCTTTTAACTACTTGAAAAACATTAACCGATGACTCGAACCACTTGGCAGCGTCAACATCACCAGCCTCCCACACGAGTAGCGCCTCTACGCTTGCTGCCTCTGGCTCTGGATCGCTAGGATAGTCAGGAAGACCACCACCCTCGCTGAGAAGGTCTGGGATTTCGTATTCAGGATGAAACCGATCAAAGCCCCGCTGGTTGCTGTCACTCTCGTAGTCAGTCTTGTTGTCCGTGTATTGGCTAGTCTCAGTTGTTGATACGTCCTGAACTTTCCCTTCCTCGCCATACTTCATGTCGTAGGTTAGAGAGTCCTTGCCGTAGGTTTCTGCATCTGCCTTCTGTTGGTCGGACGCACGTTTAGCGTCACGACTTCGCCGCGAACTTGCCCGTTGCTCCTTGTCTGCTTGCCGCCGCTCCTTCCCAGACATGGAATTATACCTCTTTTGAGCATCTTGTTGTCTAAGATACTCTAATAGTAATTCTTGATCTGATGGTTGCCTTTGATCCATTAGCCTGTAATAGTAGACCCGCTTTGGGTCGGAATAGTTGCTACGGTGATAATTTTCTTGTAGTATTGAGTGCCATCCACATCAATGAATGCTGGAGCAATGTCAATAACCCCAAGGGTGTATGTTTTCCCGTCTGGCTTCTCTGGGCCACCAGATACACTTATAGAGTAGGTTGTGCCGTCCAGCAGCAAGGTTCCACTTAGTCCGTCGTCGTCAGTAGCGGTTCCACTGATGGATGTAAAAACGCCCGAAATCTCGCTATCGTCCTCAACCGTCCTGAATCCGCGAAAACCTGTATTCTCGCCTATCGGTGTTCCAAAGTTAGATCCTTGGTATCTCCACCCGTAATAAGTTCCCCGCGCCCAGTTGGACGGAGACCATAGGCCGACAGCACCACCGTAAGTGTAGTCTCCCGCAACTGGCTGAGATGCGGTCTGAAAGAACACATAACTCGTTGCAGGAATCGGGCGCTCAGTAGGGGATTGCTGGTAGAAAAATCGGTTGATTGCCGTGTCTCCAGAGATAGCTGTGGTTGTCACAGAGGACACGCCAACAACTCCTGGGTATGCAAAGTTATACATCCGACCGAAGCTGTTGGTTGGGTTTCCGTCCGTAATGGCACTGCCATCCGAACGCTGAAGCGTCACAACCGTAATGGTCTTGAGTCCTTCTACATTCTGGGTGGTTCTTGAAATAACGGGGTGAGAAGTCGCTGGCTCTACTGCTAAATATGTTGTGCTGACTCGATTAAGACCAGTGGATTCTGGTGTAACCGTTTCACTTAGAGTTCCTGCCTCTGCCCAACTTAGCGTGACCTGCCCCTTGCGCTCGCTCGAACGATCCTCAAGACCTGCCAGATAGAGCGTCTTGCCTCCGTCTGAAGTCGTAACAACACCAACGTCATCCTCGTCGTAGGGCAATGCTGTCCCGCTGACCGCCACTTGGTTTTGCTCTAAAACACGAAGGCCATTGATCGACAATGGGTTTAGGTCGTTGTCCTCGTTTGTCCATGTGCTAGTCAGCGTCTCATAAGAGAACTCCAGAACAGGTGTATCCATGTTTGGAATATACTTATACTCAATGTTAATTAGCTTGAGATTTGGGTATTCCTCACCGTCGTCTGGAGTCCAAGAGCTAGACGCTTCATCGCCATCCTCTAGCGGAAGGTCGTAGGCGCTACCAAAGTCTTTGAATAAATTTGCTAAGTTCGCGTAATACCAGTCCTTTGTCAGATTGTGAGACTGGCAGCGAATAGTGACCGCATAGCGACTATTAGGAAGCTTCGCAACCTCCGCGCCGCCTCCGTATAGTTTCCATCTTAGACTGCCGTGTGAATTAGCCATAGATTACTCCGCTGATGGAGATTTAATTAGTTTTCCAGAGAACCGACCTGAGACCTCGGTGTTGTTAGTGTCGGTCTCAGCAACCATCTGTATTACTTCTCGACCAGTAAAGACAAGCGGTGTCTTCGTGTTGGATATTTGCCCTGTGAGTTCAACATCAGCATCCAAAGTAAACCTAGCCACCTCGTAGGTTAGTCCAGTTACTCGTGAGTAACTTCTAAGGTAAATGGTGACGATTGGATCACCAGCACCTTTTTTTATGTTTGCCCAAATGAAGTCACACAAAAACGTCTGGTTTATCGGAGTGTGGAATATACATTGTTGGGTTACGTTCTGCCCTGCTGGTAAGTATGCCTGAGTTCCGACCGAATTGCCGTTGTCGTCAATCGTGATGTTGCCAGCGGGTGCGCCGCCGCTACCTGCTGTCAATACAGTGACACGATTAACCCCCAGCCATGAGTTCGATGTAGTGACAGGGGTTGTTCCGTTTAAAGTAACCACTTCCGTTTGTTCTAAGTTATTTGCATCTACACCTGTAATCGCAATTGTTCTTACGCCCGTTCCAGCTGAGGTGTCGTTCGCGCTAGAACTAACAACGTCTAGAGTATCTGCGCTCGTCATTATGGAAAAAGTTCCACCAAAGGCTGCAACGATTTCCTCGGACCCGCTATCAACGTCTGCATTGAACCCAAACTTATTCCATGTCGAGTGGCCTTGGCGCAATCCCATTGCAACTTCATCATCAAAGTTAGTCGGACGAACAACCGTTGCATCGTAGTCCCTCGACAGGGTTCCATCAATGGGAGCATTCAAATTAGCAGATGCGGCCTTTACGGTAGTTTGTAGACGGAACGCTGACTGGCCGCTACCGCTGTCATTCGTAAACCTTACGCGGAAATATCTGCGTGTAATGGTAAACCTGTGCGGAGCCTCGATGTCGGAAGTGTTGTAGTATCTTGTAAGAGTGCTGTCTGCGTTCGTTCCGTCTGGGCTAAAGTCGATGTAAAAAACACCGTCTTGGTCGGCGGTAACGGCAACTATAACACTCTCGTATTCCTTAACGTCCTCCCACGTTCCAGTAAATGTAGAGCCGTTGGTTAGAGTTGATGTGCTACTGTTGTCGGTAGATGTGTAAGAATTGAATTTTGGTTGGTAAGTCATAGATTCTCCTTAAATAATGTGCCAGTTTGACCCGTCGCAGACGAGCGTGATTGATTCGTATTGCGAGGTGAGTGTTGCTGTGGTTGCTCCGTCGATTGTCTCTGCTCCGTTTCCGTCAATGACGACATTTGCGGTGCTGCCAGTCTTCTTGATGTTTAGTAAGAATCCGTCTCCCGCCGTAGCAGCCGCCAATAGCGTTACAGTGACCTCTGCTGCCGCAGTGTCGTCATCCACTAGAACCACGCTATCCGTTGATAGAACTGTGTAGGTCGTGGATGTTACGCTAGTCGTTGCCTTTTTGAACCCAGAGACGTAATCCACCACCGCACCAGAAGTAGGAATGTGTGTGTCGTCATCTGTCAGCGTAGTTTCAATTGTATCCACCACCTGACCCCCAGAAAAGGATAAGCCTGACTCAAAATTGGCGTCTCCGCCCTTAAACTCGTATCCTCCGCTAAACCTACACGTGAATTGATCGGTTGCCGTAGATTCCACATCAGCGACAGTGAAATCAGCAAAGACAAAGCTTCCAGTGTGGTTGGCCTTTGCTCTGTATCCTAGCGCCACCGAAAGCGAAGCAGTGGGATCTGTTTCGGCTAGACTTCCAAGCGCAAACGACAAACTACCTCCAGCGACGGCATCCGTTCCAAAGGCAAAAGAGTAGTCCCCCGATGCTGTTGCACCAGCCGCAGCGCCACCAACCTGCGCCCCAAATGCAAAGGAATTGTCGCCAGAGGCAACCGAGTCTTTTCCAATGGCGACCGATCCATCTCCATTTGCCGTTGCACCGCTACCGACCTCAACGCCGCTATTACTTGTTCCAGTATTAACCCTGAACTCAGTAGCTCCCACCCAGTCGGTTCCGTCCCCTCTGAGGATGGACTCGTTGGTAGGCGTTGGCAGAATTGCATCTTGCCAATTCCCTGCGTCAAAGCTCGTGTTGTTAGTCGGATCGTCTGCTAGAACATCCGTGTAAGCCTTCGCATCCCCAAGTGTCGTGTTCTGCTGCGTGGAACCGTCCACCTGGTAACTCTCAATGATCGTAGAAAGGTCAACCGTAGTTCCGTCAACCGCACTAGGCAGAACCACATCCACGACCTCTCGCCATGGCAGGTAGATTCGGTAGTAAGACCGAACCCCACTGTCACCATTCACCCATAGCTCCATTGTGTCGCCTGAGTTCTCTGGAGCCAACGTCCCGTCAGACTGAACCACAAAGCTAAACGTCTGTCTAGGATAGACGGTGCTAGTATCCGTATCCGTTCCAGCACCCGTCACTCGAAACTTCACATACCTACCAGCGTAGATAGCGTTGTTGTTGATGTCCTTAAGTGTTCCTGTTAATGTGAATGTGTTCATATTTTAATAAGAGTTTGACTTGACAGACCTCAAAAAGTTGTTCATTTTATTTGTATGACTGATAATGATGTAGTAATCGGAGTTGCACTAACAGTGCATAGTGCTGAGTTGACCGTGTTTGATGACGGAAGGATTTGGCGTGAAGGATATATTTCTAATGGTAATTATAAAGTTCGTGGCCAATGGCTTAATCCGACAGACAACGGCAAGGGATACATGAGAATAAAGACAGTTAAGACGGGAAGTAAGCGCGTTCACCGTTTGGTTGCTCAAGCGTTCCTTCCCGACTATAGCGAAGACCTTACTGTAGACCACATAAATGGCGATAAGTCCGATAATCGAGTAGAAAACTTGAGGATGATGAGTCATTGTCAAAACATGAGATCGTATCAAAAGCCAAGAGGCGGTGCGTCAAAGCACAGAGGGGTCACTCGTCGGTCTAGCGGCGGCTCATGGGTGGCGCAGATAAACGTAGATTCTGTTATTTCTAGGCTTGGCTCATACGCAACGGAAGAAGAAGCCGCACTTGCGTATAATGCTGCTGCTCGTCGTGCTGGTTTTTCTAAAGAAGCCATGAATGATGTCTAGTTGTTGCGGTATGCGTGTTCTAGGTTTATCGACAGGAACTTTGCGATATTCCTAGCGAGAGTAGTGTAACGATTGTATTTCTTAAATATACCACTATGTCCGTAGGGGTGACGTATCGTAGTATAGCGAGAGTCCTGACTGGTTGGCCCCGTTGCGCCCATTCTTCCCCATCTGTTAAACGGAATCCACGACGATATGCGCACCCACACGTCCTGAGGGTCACAGAATACAGCGCAATGTTCAATCTGATCTGGCAATTCCTTGTCATTATCTAATGCTGGATTTACGAGGATTAGCCTTCTGATTTCAGCCCCATCCTCTGCTGCCCACATTGCAATATTACAACCATCACTGTGTCCAACAACATCATCGCCTTCTTCGATCTTGTCTTTTAGTCGCTCAACAAGTTTTCGATTAAAAGCCCAACAGCCAAATAATCCCCGCCATCCCCACTTGTGATATATGCAGTCGTAGCCGAGTCTAGTTAGCTCTGGAACAATCATTCCGACAGTAGATTCGCCAGAGTCCCTGACGTTGAATCCATGTAATATATGCACACGTCTCATATGCCTGTTGGCCCTCGCTCTATAAAGTTGTTTACGTTGATTTCCGTCGAACCCTTGCCCGTCTTAATATCAATGTCATAGGCTCCCTGAACCCGAACCGCAATGTCGGACGCACAGACAGCATAGACAATCGCAACCGCCGACAAAAACAGCACGCACAGGGCAATCGTCAGCCCTTTGCCTTTTGGCTTGTAATAATCAATCATCGAAGGTTTCATAGACTTTGAACTTTGTTTCTAGGCTCTCGTCGCCGCTTTTTGTTATTATGGTAAATCCGTCTTTGGTCTTGTAAATTTCTAGTTTTGCAGTTGCGTCTGGAACTGGTCTTGGGCTTTGACACCCGACAAGTAGCAAAAGTACCACTAGAAACTTCATAGACCAGCCGCGCTAATGTCAGTTTTAGGTGTGGTGGTCGCCTCAATTACGGCATCACCAGACACCCCTGCTTGAGATTTCCACCCAGCAGAGTTAAATTCGCTGTTCGTGACGTTTGCCTCTTTGACAACTACACATCCAGCAGCCCATGTGATTGCGTAGAAAACGTAGAGGATAAAGATTACTTTACTGGTTCCCATTGCTTTAGCCTTTCTATGATGACTGCTGTATTCGTTTTAATCTCGCCAACATCAAGCAAAATGCCATTGTAGTTCTTCTGTAACTGCAAATTGCCTTGCTCCAGCCTTACGATGTCTCGTCTAATCTGTGCCTCTGTGCTTGCCGACTGAGACACATGAACCTCAAGGTTCCTCTCCACCGTATTGACGCGGACTGCCGCAGTGAGGCTTCCAGACAGTATGCCTATGACGATGCCCGTCACTACGCCTACGATAATCTGTGCGCCCATTCCTTTTGATTCCCCAGTCATTACTATTTTTTCTTTCTAATGTATGTAGTTTTCTTTTTTATGGGTGTAGTCTTTTTGGCGACTCGTTTAGTTGATTTCCTTACTTGCTTCATGGTTATAGTGCGTTAATGTAGTCCGTTATGGTTTCGCGTTGGGCTGTAGTCAGTGCCCCGTGAACAAATGCAGAAGCAGTTTGCAAGCCGCTCGACAAGCGTTGAGCAGTGCCATTAGTAAAAGACGCCATAATGCCAATTTTGGCCGTTGAATTTAGTCGGGATGTTTGAGCCGAGCCTGATGCCAAACTTAGAGACTGCGAAGCCTTGTTAGCCCAAGCGGATCGACTGCCCCCATCAACCCATTCGCAAACAGCGGTAACGTCCGTGTTGTCGAACGGATTATCTGACATTGTGTAGACCTCTGGAGAGGAGAAATTGCCCGTTGGATCACGGCTTAGGCTTAATTCACCTGTATTAACTTGGGCTAATCGCCAACTTCTTTGATTTGCCCCAGTGTCCCATTGGTTTATAATTTCGTCGTCGTTATCTTGTGGCACATTAATCGTAAAACGATCAAACACGGTTAAGGTGTCCGACCCCAGAAAGTCGGCAATTTCACCATGCTGATTCGTGCCGTTGAACGTAACGCCACTAGCCCCCCATGTCGGAGAGTTCACCAGCGTCATATTGTTGGTCGTCAGACCTCCAAGCGAATAAACCGTCGCCCCAGTGCCAGCGTTTTGCGCCGACTTCATAGGATAGATTACAAAGTTATCGTATAGGTTTTGCGCCTTGAGGTAGACGATAAGGTTATTCAGCCCCGTCAAATCGGTTGCGCCACTCGCAGACGCGAAGGCTGTCACCGCTGGATCAAGCCCACCAAGAGACCTGGTGGGAATCTGCAACCCTAGTCCTAGTCCCAGTGCTGGCATTAGCTGATGTCGTAGCGTTCGTATGCAATTGCAGTTCCAGATGTCAGCAGAATGCTATCAATCTTGGCCGCAATGTAAGTTCCTGCGGAAATTGTTACGCCCTCAAGGTCGCCCTCGTTGGAAAGGTTTGTGTCCCACGCATCAATTACTGTGTCTGTAATGACGAGAAGCCCACCAAACTTAGTTGTGACAGTGCCCTCGCCTACGTTAAGAACGTGGCCTCCGCCAAGTCCTTGCTCTAGTTGGTCATTATATGGATTTCCCATGATATTTATAGTTGTGTGTTATATTGAAGGTGGGTCTGTATTCTCTTTGCCACCGAGTTTGAAATGTTTTGCTCCTCCAGTTTCATCTTAGCGTCCTGCAACGCCTCATCAACCTC